AAACCCGATGCCCCTCGGTAAAGGTGTCCGCTACCGCATGGTGAAGATGAAGGTCGGAGGATACGAGCGCCTGGCGTTCGATCGATCTGGCAAGGTGATCGAAGCCAAGAACATGAAATCTGGCGCCACACACACGCCGAAAGAATTCGCAGCCGACAGGAAGAAGAGCAAACTCCTCCTAACGATGGCTAGCCACAAGTGAGCCTCGTCCAGATCCCCTACAACTACTCGCCGCGGCCCTACCAGCTTCCCGTCTGGCAAGCCTTCCAGGCCGGCATCAAGCGCTTCGCGTGCGTGTGGCATCGCCGCTCGGGCAAGGACAAGACGTGGCTCAACATCATGATCCACGCGATGACGCAGCGGAAGGGGACCTACTACTACCTGCTCCCGACCTACAACCAGGCGAAAAAGATCATCTGGGATGGGATGGGCAAGGATGGGTTCAGGTTCCGCGACCACTTTCCTCAGGAGCTTGTCGCGCGAATCGACGAGACCGAGATGCAGGTCCACCTGACTACCGGCTCGATCTTCCAGTTGATTGGCACGGACAAGATCGACAGAATCGTCGGACCAAACCCGATCGGTTGCGTCTTCTCCGAGTACTCGCTCCAGAGGAAGCAAGCGTTCGACCTTCTGGAACCCATCCTTCTGGAGAACGGCGGTTGGGCGGCCTTCATCTTCACGCCCCGAGGAAAGAACCACGCGTGGGACATCTGGAACTACGCCACCCAGCGGCCCCACTGGTTCACGTCGCTCCTGACCGTCGATCAGACCACCGACGAGTACGGCTCGCCCTTGATCTCTCCCGAGCAGCTCGCCGAGCTACGCCGCCGAGGCGTCGACGAGGAGTTGATCCAGCAGGAGTACTACTGCTCATTCCGGGGCTCGATGCAGGGCGCCTTCTACACCGCCCAGTTCAAGAAGGCCGAAGACGAGAACCGGATCGGTAGATTCCCCTACGATCCTCGCTTCCCCGTGGAGACCTGGTGGGACCTTGGCCAGGATGACGCGATGGCCGTCGGGTTCGTCCAGCAGATCGGGATGGAGGTCCGCTTCATCGACTACATCGAGGAGCATCACAAGGGCTTCCCCTGGTTCTCGGCCGAGATGCGCGCGCGCGGCTACGCCTACGCTGAGCAGCATGTGGCGCCCCACGACATCGAAGTGCATGAGTACTCCGAGCTCACCCGGAAAGAAACGGCGGCCCAGCACGGGATCCACTTCATCGTGGCGCCGAAGCTTCCCCTCCAGGAGGGTATCCAGGCTGTCCGTGAGAAGTTCCACCGGTTCACGTTCCATGACCCTCTGGTAGGTCGGCTGATCGACTGCCTCAAGAACTACCGGAGGAAGTGGGACGACGATCTCCAGGAGTACTCAGCCCAGCCCGTCAAGGATCAGTACACCCACGGCGCGGATATGGTCCGGAACGGGGTCATGGCTTTCGACGATCGCGGTTTCTCAAGGTTTGCCCGTAGGGTGGTTCAGCAGAATGCCGACTCGGACTTCGATCCCTACACCTACGAACAGCACGCGCAGATCATCGACGTAGGGGAATCCCGTATACTCGAAGTCGAGACAGACTTCGATCCCTTTCAGAGGAGGTAGAGATGGTCGACTCCACCGGGTTCTTGGCCTACAGTCAATCCCTGCCCTACGGGGCGTACCGGACAGCCAACTCGATTCCGGATGCCAAGAAACCACCTGTCGCCGATCCCAACAAGGTCGACAAGGAAGCATCCGACATCGCCCTGGCCAACAGGAAGAAACGTGGCTATGGCGCCACAATGGTGGCCGGAGCCATGGGACCCCAAGCGGCTGGCTCGGGGACGACTACCATCGGTCAGAACGCGACACTTGGAGTCTAAGTGTCTGTAAACGTAGAAGATCTCTGTCGTCAGCATCACCGTATCTGGGAGCGTATGCTCGTCATGCGGCCTATCTGGCAAGACCTCGCCGACTACGAGGTACCCAGGAAGGCCGACATCGACCGCTCGAACTTCTGGGCTCCCCGGAAGCAGACCGACAAGATGCTCGACGAAACCGCTCCCCAGGCAGCGACCGAGCTGGCGGCCGAGATGCAGGGCAACCTCACGAGTGCCGCCTCGAAGTGGTTCGGGCTGATGATGAGCGACAAGGCCTTCCGGGACGAGCCCGAGTGGCAGGAGTGGCTGGAGACTTCCGCGTCGGCCATCTACGACGCCTACCAGAACTCGAACTTCAACGAGGAGATGCAGGAGGGCTACCTCGACCTAGTGGTGTTTGGGATCATGGCCCTCCTCATGGAGGAGATCGACGAGAGCGCGGCCAAGTTCTCGGGATTCCGGTTTGAGGCTCTGGCGCTCGGAAGTTTCGCCATCGACGAGAACCGTGATGGCCTGGTAGATGTGCTCCACCGGAAATTCCGACTCTCGGCTCGTGCCATGGCCAAGCGCTGGTCCATGGACGACTGGGAAGGAGCCAATGAATCGGCTCTGATGGCCGCCCGCAACTCCTACTCGGAGATCCTGCAAAACGACCCCTTCCGGCAGATCGATATCTGCCATGCAGTCTACCCACGGCCGGAAGGACCGAGCGACTACGGTGGCCGCCGACGTCGCCAGAAGAACAAGGAGTATGCGAGCTGCTACTTCCTGGAGGCGGAGAAGATCCTCATCCACGAGGGCGGCTTTGACGACTTCCCAGGACTGGTGCCACGGTGGTCGAAGCAACCGGGTGAGCTCTACGGGCGCGGCCCCGGCCTCCTTGCCCTTCCCTCCACCAAGAGCCTGAACCGGGCGATCGAGATGGACTTCAAGTCCTGGGCGAAGGATCTGGACCCGCCCATGTCGGTGAAGGACCGCGGAGTGATAGGCCGGGTTCGGACCAGTGCGGCAGCCGTCAACATCGTGCGGGTCGATGACGCCATCAAACCCACCTTCGACCGTCGCACCTCCAACTACCAGCCGACCCAGATCCGCGTCGAGCGGCTGGAGCGGAAGATCCAGAAGTGCTTCTTCGTCGACCAGTTCCAGCTACCGGGAGGTGGGCCCTCCCCGGGTAGCCAGAACACCTACATGACGGCCACCGAGACGGAGAAGCGCTACGAGATCATGCAGCAGCTTCTGGGTCCGACGCTCGGCCGCCTGAAGTACGAACTCCACAAGCCCTGCGTGGAGCGAAGCTTCCGGGTGATGGGTGCCCGCGGGGCTATCCCTCCCGTCCCGCAAGGCTTGGTCGAGGCCTACCGAGGCAGCAAGCAGCGCCCGCTCTACAGCGTGGTTTATGAGGGGCCCCTGGAGCGGGCCGCCCGTGCCTCAACGCTTCAGTCGATCAACCGGGCCTGGTCGGTGTCGGCCGCAGTGTTCCAGGCCCAGCCCGAGGCCATCGATGTGATCGACGGCGACAACCTGATCCGCGAGATCTTCACGGCATCCGGTACGCCGTTCGGAGTTCTCAAGGACAAGCGCGCGGTGAAGATGAAGCGGGACGAGCGGGCAGCGGCCATGAAGGCTGAGGCCGAGCGAGTCCGAATGAACGAACTAGCCCAGGCAGCCGGCCAGGCCGCTCCGATGGCCAAGGCACTCCAGGCAGCCCCAGGACAGAATGGCGACCAAGCGCCCCCAGGTCAGTAAGGCCGAATCGCGGATCATCGCGGCCTACCGGGAGTGCTTCGGCACCGAGGCCGGCGCCCTGGTGCTGGAAGACCTGAAGGATGCGTTCTACAGGCAGCCTTACGGAAAAGACAGCCACGACACGGCTTTCCGATGTGGAAGCTTCGAGGTCGTGGGTAGAATCATGGATCTCGTGAAAGAAGGACAGGATGGCTGAAGCAGCGGTAGCACCAACCAGTATGCTGGGCATGGCCGATGCCGGCGACAACGGCGACGGATCCTCTGGCGGAGACTCTCCGGCGCGAGATCCTGCGGCGCCTTCTGCGTCGGCTCCTGGCTCGACGTCTCCGGCAAGCTCTGACGCGCCTGCCCCTGAACCCAGCCTTTCCCCGGACGACTGGCGGACAGGCCTTGGCCCCGAGGAAGTGAAGCGCCTAGCGAAGTTCAAGTCGCCCCTCGATGCGGCCCGAAGCTACCTACATCTTGAGTCGAAGATGGGGACAGCCGTCCAGATCCCCGGTCCGGATGCCAAGCCGGAGGACGTGAAAGCGTTCCACGTGAAACTAGGGGTGCCCGAGCGGGCCGAGGACTACAAGCTGACGACCCCCCCGGAAGAGGCCGGCTGGTCGAAGACCCTGGAAGGCACAGCTCGATCCGCCTTTCATGAGGTGGGCCTCACCCCCGCTCAGGCCCAGCGTATGATCGACGTCCACGTCAAGATGGTCGAGGACGAGGGGATCGCTCTGGTGGAGGAGGGGAAGAAGAGCCTCCAGGCACTACGGACCGAGTGGGGGCCGGACTTCCAACAGAAGTGGAACCTCGGCCAGCAGGCAATCGCCGACTTCTTTGGGAAGGAAGCGCGGGACCTTCTCAGCCGGTCTCCACTCGGCAACTCGGTCTCCTTCTTCAAGTCCATGGCCAACCTCGGCGCCGAACTGAACAACGGGAAGGTCGAGCGCGGGGACGGTGCCGCCACATACAAGGACCTGAAGACCGAACTCGGTACGATCCGTGGCGACCCGAAGGGTCCGTATTGGGATAGGACCCATCCCATGAACGGCGCCTACGTGAACCGCGCCTTCGAGATCGAGCAGCAACTCGCCATCCAGGACGAGAGGAACGAGCGTCCGTAGGCACTGTGGCATGATGAATGCGGGGACAAACCCGTAAGGGTCCCCCGGTCCGCTGGGGTTTCCCAGCCGCTAGAGATCCAGCGTTAAGGATCGAGGTAGGCCCGGTTGTCGGACAACCCACCGCCATGACGTCTCCACGGTCATAGCCGAGTGAGGTACTCAAATGTCCGACACGATTACCCAAGCAAGGGTGCGCGCCTACCGCGCCAACGTCATCATGCTGGCCCAGCAGAAGGGCTCGCGCCTGCGCGACAAGGTCATGGTCGAGAACCAGGTGGGTGAGCAGCTCTTCTTTGAGCGCCTGGCAAAAACGGCTGCGGTCCGGAAGACCGTGCGCCATGGCGACACCAGCCTCGTCAACAGTCAGCACTCCCGTCGTCGGGTCACCATGGTCGACTACGAGTGGGCCGATCTGATCGACCGCCAGGACCAGGTACGGATGCTGATCTCTCCCCAGTCGAAGTACGCCGTAAACGCCGCCTGGGCGATCGGCCGCTCCATGGACGACGAGATCATTGCCGGCATGACCGGCACCGCCTACACGGGCGTGGATGGTACGACCACATCTGCTTTCCCGGCGGCCCAGAAAGTGGCCGTCGCGGCATCTGGGCTCACCCTCGCCAAACTCCTCTCGGCGAAGGAGATCCTCGGGACCAACGACGTTGATCCCGACATGCCGCGCTACATCCTCCACCGTCCGAAGGACACGACGACCTTGCTGAACACGACGGAGGTGAAGTCCTCGGACTACAACACGGTCAAGGCGCTCGCCAACGGCCAAATGAATACCTTCCTCGGGTTCACCTTCATCGAGTCCAACCGGCTCATCACATCCACTGACGCGGTTTCGATCGCCGTCGTTGCATGGCTTTCGGAAGCCATGGGGATGATGCTCGGGATTGACATCGAATCCCACATCGACGTGATGCCCGGTAAGTCTCACGCCACGCAGGTGGCCTGCTACGGAACGTTCGGATCAACGCGGGTCGAAGACGAGAAGGTCGTCGAGATCAGTGTGACCGCCTAAGGAAGGAGGAATCAATCATGGCAGATCAACTGATCGTCACCTCGATCGGATACGACCAGCAGGTTGCTCTCGTCCAGGAGAAGATGCAGCCTCAGGATGCGGGTGGCCTGCGAGTGTTTCATTTCAAGGCCACGATCGCTGTGGTCGGTACGATCCTGGCCCAGCCGGTCCTCAAGATGCCGGCCGGGAAAGTGCTGATCATCCCGGCGCTCTGCGGGGTCTACATCGATGACCTTGCGGCGGCCACAACGCTCGACCTCGGGTACGCCGCGCACACCGACGAAACCGGAACCGCCGTGGCCGCCGTGGCGGACAGGATCTTCGATGGCCTGGTTGTGGCTGCTGGGCCTACCGCCGCGAATGGTCTCACCAATGTAGTGGCGGCTGGAACTGTTGCTTCTTCGAGAGGCACCAACGCAACGCAGCAACCCTTCACCTTGAACTCGCAGAGTGGGTTCAACATCGTGCTCACCGTGCAGGGTGGTGACGTCGACGCCATCACTGACGTCCTAGAAGGCTGGATCGTGTTCGCGGGCGGTACCGCCAACTAAGGAGGATGCGGGGAGCCTCCGGGCTCCCCCTTCCCAGATGCCAGTAACCGCCCTTAGCTTCGCCGCGTCGGCCTCGGTCACCGGGTACTTTGGTGAAGAGGATGGACCTCTCACGGGAGACGCCTCTATCACGCGCCTGCCGCCGCCGTACACACAGAGCGACGCGGCGAAGGCTCTCTTTCTGGCCGCTGCCGGTGGGACACCCTCGACCCAGGGATTCGAGGCGATAGCTAATGGTACTTCTGCTCCTCATGTTCAGGCCTTTACCGGAGTAAACGCTACCTTCACGACCCAAGATGGGTCCAATCTAGGCACGCTCCAGGTTCAGGAGGTTATCAGCCCGACCGAGAACAATTTGGCTGGTCGACATCCTATCTCGGGCACGAAATTCCTTAATGCCAGAGCACGTCCGATCGGATGGTCGTATGCCACGATTGTTACCTTTGATGTCGGTATTAAAGCGTTTGGGGGATATGGAATCGATTGGTCTGACTTCACAAGTACGGCAAGCGGAGTCCCCGAGTTCCAGCGCTGGAAGGTGACTTTTTCAGACGCAACCACCGAGGAATTCAACTGGCCTAACCTTAAGTCTGTCGCCGGAGCTTTTCCGGCGGCTGGTTCCGTCTGCTTCGCCGGAATCATCTCGACCAAGACCTTCACGAAGATCGAGATGGGCTATGCGAACGGACCTCCCTCGGATTCATCGAGCGACGTTTTTGCTTGGGACGAATTTTATGCGATCGTCACGGTCACCCCACCCATAACAGCGGCCCGGGAGCCGACGCCTCTGATCGATCTGGACTGCGGTCCTTCCCTTGGCCCGATATCTTGTCCCCAGTCCTGTCCTATCCCGACTCCCACGTGGGTCCCTGTGGTCTACTCGGTGGTGACGAGCGGGCTGCCGACCGGGCTCACGCTCTGCGGTCACTCTCTCGGGAGACAGACATGCTGATGGAGGCGTAGATGGCGGATGTAGATCTCGCGAACCAAGCGCTCAACATGGTCGGCGACGATGCGATTACCACGCTCGGCGACACGACACGCCGAGCGGTCCTGACCAATCGCATCTTCGATCAGATCAGGCAGGCTACGCTCCAAGCCCATCCCTGGCGCGAGGCTCTGGTCTACGACATCCTCTACGCTTACACGGAGCCCACCGGAACCCTCACGCCCGGCTCAGGTGCGACTGTGGTTGATACCACCGGAGTCACCTTCACGGCGTCGGTCGCTGTTCCGTTCACCACCACCCACTCAACGGACGGCTGGCGGCTCTGGGGGGACGGAGTGGCCGGGAAGGCGACTATCACAGGGTTCACGTCCACGACCGTGGTCACGGCCACGATTGATGAGGCCTTTGCCGGTACTACCGCCATCGCTACTGGATCCTGGCGTCTCTACACGCCCGCCCCCGCCCACACCTACGACTTCATGATCGCCCGCCCTAGCGCCATGCTCCGAGCGTGGAAGATCAACGAAGACCTTGGGACGTTCTCGACCGGCATCAGTCCATTCACCGAACCGTTTGGCAGATACGCGCGTGTGGGCGACTACCTCTTCACGAGCGACGACCAAATCGACGTCGAGTACATCCAGGATCTCGCCACAACTAGCTTCGGGCCGCTCCTGATCGAAGCATTCGTTCATCATCTCGCGTACCGGATCGCTATCCCTCTAGCCAAGAAGGGTTCGCTGCGGGACGAGCTAAAGGCCATGTACAAGGAAACGCTCCAGGAAGCTCGGACGGCCACCGATCAGGAAGCCACGCCCGAGGAGTTCGAGAGCAACGATTTGATCGACGTAAGGTTCTAGGGTGAGCGAACACACGATCCAGACCGATTTTTCGGCGGGAACGGGCAGCCTCAAGCTTGCCGGCCGGATCGATCTGGAGAAGTACAAGCGGATGGCCAAGTGCATCCGCAACATGGTCGTGCAGCCTCAGGGTGGAGCGGCCAAGCGTGCTGGCCTCTTCTACATCGCCAAGGCAAAGTACTCGACCAAGAAGTGTCGCATGGAGGCGTTCGAGTACTCGACGTCCGTCTCCTACATGCTGGAGGTCGGCGATCTCTACATCCGGTTCCATCAGAGTCGCGCTTTGCTCCGCGTTGCCAGCAGCACGCCAGCTATCGTCCTGACTCTGGGCGCTACGATGGGGTTCGGTGTCTCAGTGACGGCCGCTTCGGCCTACTTCACTTCGACGGAGATCGACCAGGAGCGCGAGATCACCCTCGGTTCGAGCAAGGCCAGGATTCGTACCGTCACGAGTACCACCGTGGCCACCGTCGACATCATCACGGCGTTCTCCAGCGTCACATTGGGCTCTGGTCTCTGGACGATCACGGGCATCCCGGTCGAGGTGACGACCACCTATACCGAGGCCGAACTGCCAGGCCTGGGCTTCGCCCAGCAGAACGACGTCATGTACATCGTGGAGGACAGTCATCCTCCGGCCAAGCTCACGCGGGTGACGACGACGTCTTTCACCCTAGCGGACGTGGTGTTTCTTCCCCCGCCAACTTACGAGGCCGGAATCGTTCTCACCCTGACGGGCAGCAACACGCTCACGCTGTCCGCGGCTTCCGTGGGCCTGGCTCGCACTGCTACGTTCGCTGGTGCCCACGCTCCATACCTGGAGTCGGACGCCGGTCGGACGCTGACCTATGGGACGGGCCGCGCCACGATCGTGAGCGTCTCGTCGACTACCGTCGCCACAGTCGATATTCAGGTGGCCTTCTCGGGAACCAGCTTGACGACAAGCACGGCAACGATCGGTCTTTCGCCCTACGCGCGCCTCGTGATCGAGAGGAAGGGTCCGGCTGGAACTCGCGCTACGTTCAAGCTGGCCGACCCGAACGACACCTCGCGTGTGGGCAACGTGTTCCCGTCTCTCGAATGGGATGAGTTCGACGGCTTCCGGTCAGGCGATGTCGGAAAGTACATCCTTGGCCGGGACGGTGTGGCAAAGATCTACTCGGTCACGAACGCCACCACGGCCATCGTCCAGATCCTGAAGCAGTTCGAGAACGTCACACAGGCCAACCTGAACGCTGAGGAGGATGGCGACGTCGAGGCTGGACCCTGGACGATCGGCGCCGGGCTCTGGACGCTCGAATCCGAGACGTGGGACGCAACTCGCGGCTACCCGGCCGCGGTCTTCTTCCACGACCAGAGGCTAGGCTTCGGCGGCAGCATCGCGGAGCCCGAGGCCTTCTGGCTCTCGGTGACGGGCGACTACGAGAACTTCGGGGTGGGCTCGAACGCTGATGACTCGGTCAAGTTTCTGGTGACCTCGGGCAAGGCCAACCAGATCCGCTGGGGCGTTTCGGCCAGCAATCTGCTCCTCGGGACTCTTGGAGCCGAGCATGTGGCGCGTGGCGGAGGTTCTGATGACCCCATCAGCCCGACCAATGTTCAGACGAAGCCCCAGTCAAGGGTTGGCTCCAGCACTACGGTGAAGGGCTTCCTCGCGGAGAACATGGTGATCTATCTCCAGCGGGGAGACCAGAAGGTTCGGGAGATCGAGTTCTCGCAGGAGCGCGAGCGCTACGAGTCGGGCGATCTGTCGCTCATCGCCGAGAACCTCTTCAACGGGACCAAGCAGCTCACTTACGGGGCCTACCTCTCCTCGCCAGATCCCTACCTTCTTTTCACCCGGAACGATGGAGCCATGGTCGTCTGCGCCTACAAGCCGGCCGAGAACGTGCGGGCCTGGTCTGACCTGGTAACGGGCCACGACCAGGACTACACCGACGGGTTGTTTGAGTCAGTCGCGGTGATGGCCAACAACTGCGGTACGGCCGACGAGGTATGGGTCAGCGTCAAGCGCGTGCTCGACTCCGGGACCTACCGCTACATCGAGGTCTTCGATGGCCAGCTCAACACGGACAGCGCCTTCTACTATTCCGGGACGGCCATCAACTCGATCGGAGGCCTGACGCACCTGAACGGCGAGATGATCTACGTCATCGGTGACGGCACGACGGCCTACCAGGTGGTCGTATCCAACGGCGTGGCGACGACTTCGGCCACCCACACCACCCTCGAAGGCGGGTTCAACTACGGCGAGACCCTCACCCTTCATCGCCCCATCGTCCAGGACGCGAAGGGGCCCTCCCTCGGCCGGATCCTGAACCTCAAGGAGATCAAGCTTCTCCTCCACTGCACCCGGGGCGACGTTCTCATCAACGCCGAGATCATCGGCTACGGGGAGGAGACCCAGACCTACCCCTTCACCGGCGTGGTCAGGAACACGGAGATCGGATTCGACCGGGACGGCGAGGTCTCGATCACCAAGAGCGACCCCTTCCCGCTGACGGTGAGCGCCGCAGTCCTGGCCATGGAGCTCGAGGATGGGTAAGGTTCGGGCCATCCCTTTCGAGGTCCACCACGCTCCCCACCATGGGGAACAGGCCAGGCAGGGGCCTTCCGCCACCCTGGTAGCCGATACCGGGGCAATCCTAGGGGTAGGCGGGGTCCAGATCCCTTGGCCTGGGCTCGGCGTTGCCTGGCTGGAGCTGTTCCCCGAGGCCAGGGCCCACGTCCCCCAGCTCTGGCGGACGATCGTGACCACCCTGGTCGGCTGGCAGGTGGAGTACCGATTCGTGCGCCTACAGGCCCATGTGGACCCCCATGACCCGGCCGCCGTCCGGACTGCCCAGAAGCTAGGGATGGTCAAAGAGTCGACCATGCGACGATGGGGCCCAGGAGGTGTCGACGTCGACATGATGGCGGTGGTGCGGTGAGTTCGACGATGGGTGCCCTCATGGGCATCCTCCAGGCTGAGATCCAAGCCAAGATAAAGGAGAAGCAGGCCCACGAGTCGATCTACCAGGCCGGCGCCGCCCGAACCCAGTCCGGGAAGGCCGCACAGCAACAGAGCGCCAGAGACCGTGCCGTCCTCGGCCTTCAAAGGGCCAAGTTCGCTCGCGCCGGGGTGTCCCTGGACACGGGCTCGCCTCTGACCGTCATGGTTGACTCAGCCACCGAGGCCGCGCTCAACAAGGCCAACATCCTCCACAAGGGGGACCTAGCCTACTTCCAGCTCCACAACCAGGCGGACATGCTCCAGGCAGAGGCGAATATAGGGCGCGATCTGAGTTACATGAACCTTGCGTTTTCGGTAGCCTCGGACGTCCTCGGAGCCTACACGGGTGGCGCCACAGGCCAGTACCAGTCACAGCAGTTCCAGGGCGCCTCGGGATCTGGCAGTCCCAGTTCTGGATACGAGGCCTACCGGGTGGGGGAGCGCCAGGACTACAGTGGCTACTCTCTGCCTCGGGTGAACGAGTAGTGGCTGAGATCCCGCGGATCTTCTCGTCGGTCGAGCCGGGCGCGCCGAGCGGGGGGTACGCGGGCGAGGCGCCGCGGGTCCCGCGCGAGGGAGCCCAGGCGCTGGGCACG